CAGGAAGAATGGGTATACAGGAGTTAATTGAGCGCGCAAACAAGTGCTCAGCAGATTTGGCGTGCGGGTCATCTTGTTGCCCGCACAGCCGTCACAAAGGTGGTCAGATGGTCAATGGGCCATGCAGATGTTATGTAGACAGAAGTTCACAGTTCAGACAATTTGTATACGCAGCAACTGAATTAGTGTCTGTTGCAAAGAAAGATCTTCTACCAAATCACATAAACGAGCAAATGCAGCGAGGACTGCAGTTTTGGTACTCAGATTGATCAGATCCGGGATTTTACCGCCCACCTATTGATATTACAGTATAAATTATCCTTATATTTCAACTATGATTGGATTCAAACGGATGAATACGGAAAATTTGCTTGATGCCTACAACGGAATGGTATTTGTTGGAAATAACCAACTAGTACGCCGTGACGGCAGTAATAGTCTAAGCATTGTACTACAACAAAGCCATCCTTCACTATCGTTAAGTGCAAGTAATGGCGAGTATGCGTCTATCAATACTAACAATGATGTTAAGATAGACTGGGCCAAGTGCAGAGAAGCTGCATCTGGGCCAAAAGACGCAATGACCACAAAGTGGGCGATGCTTATTTGGGCCGCCGCAAATCCAGGGGTTGCGCCGTAACTGATTGTTCCTTGTTGTTAATTTAGCTGTTGACTTTAATTTACGGAACGCGTATGTTGAGGAAAGTGAGAACAACGGACGGAGATGTTTAGATGGCACGAGCGAAAGGTCGCCGTGCGACTAAGCGGATGTCGATTATGGCCGAGCAGTCTTTCTTTGGCCCTGATCCTTCTACGCTTGGCGCAAAGTTCGATAAGTCTCGCGTTGGCATAATCAATGCACTGAACTGGTACGCTCGGTTCTCCGAGATGTCAGAGGCAAAGGCATGGGTCGCCCAGTACGTTAAGGCAGCCAAGCTATCTGCTTCTGATCGTGTTCGATTTGCACGTGCAGACGACAAGCACCTAACTATGACGATGGGTGCTATTGCTCGTTTGCACAATGCAGGAATCGTTCTGCCAGATCAGAAGAAGTTTCTGGATGGCAAGATTAAGGCAATGGCCGCAACCGTTCCTGCTTTTGTTGCTGAGCGAGCTGTATCTTCTGTCCCTGTAATCGTTCACAAGCACATTGATCTGGTTGACAACATTCTCGATCAGTTCTATGATGCAAATTATTCAGGGCGAAAGATCAAGATCGACGAGCAGCTGAAGGCAGCTTCGGTTCGCCCTCATCATCTGCAGTCGATGATCAACCATCTGAAGAAGCTTGCAGACGAGATTGCCCTAATTGGAAAAGATGCTGATGTGACCGAAGGGTACATCCATCTGACCAAGCGCAATGTATCTGCATACAAGAAGTTTGTTGGTGCGTTTATCGACCAGCTTCGTGAGTATGGCAAGGTTGCGAAGGTTGTTAAGGTTCGCAAGCCTCGCAAGAAGAAGGCCAAGTCTGCGACACAGATCGTTAAGAAGAGCAAATTCCTTGCGAAGGATCTTCGTACGGGAATCTCTGGTGCAACGCCTGCAGATGTGGTTGGTGCATCAACGGTCTATATCTATCATGCTTCTTGGAACAAGATCACCAAGCTAACTGCAGCTGATGGTAAGACTCTGACGATCAAAGGTACGACGATCGTTGGGTTCGATCCCAAGCTGTCTACGTGCAAACGTGCACGTAAGGCTGGTCCTTTATTGAAGAAGATTCAGACTGCTGGAAAGATTGATTTGCGCAAGGCTCTTGACACGATCAAGACCAAGCCGATCGCCCCTTCTGGCCGACTGAATGACAAGACGCTGATCGTACGTGTGGTTAAGTAACCATGAGAAAAGAACGGACATGCCATGCAGCGAATAATTGCAATGCTAAAGGAACTGTGCAAATGAATGATTTGCTCGGCCGATTAAGACGATGGGCTGCTGTTGAGGCGCAAGTACCAAATGGTGGTGCTCAAGCTGATTTGTTGTATCAAACAATCGAGACAATCGAGAGCTTAAATCAACAATGTGAAACGTTAGAAACGTTGGTTGCAGATCGCGACCGACAAATCAAACAGATCAACAAACACTTGCAACGTTAATTTGGATCAGCATAGTTGGTATGTAGTGAGGTTCGATTCCTCAGGAAGCTCTGGGTGAGGTGGTTGGTTCAATTCCAACAGTAAGGCTGGGTAGCCAAGTCGGTTCGATCCCGACCTGATCCGCTAAATATAAGACGATGGGAAACGTTTTCTCATTGTCTTTTTTTGTAGCTGTAGTATGCTAATCAATATTAGCCAAAAATAGGAGTTTTGATGCTAGATGTATTTTCTTTGGGTGGATGATACTCGTCCAGTTGGGACGAACGTACAATCTTTCATTGCTAATGATTTAATTCATATTGCCAAAACAGTTGAACAAGCAAAGAAAATAATCAAACAGCATGGCTGGCCTCTAGTGATCTCTTTTGATGATCAAATAGGTCACAATCAAAATGGCGGAACAGATCTTGCGAAATGGATACTTCGCCGATCAAAGAAGTTTAAACTGCCATCAAACTTCACGTATAGAATACATGGCGATCAACAAGCAGACATATCTGCTATACTATCTACACATCTGAATCAGTGAGAAGATATCTCAACATCTAACAATGATAGGAGTATGATAAATACTATGATGAATAACAGCAATCGTAAACTAAAGGTTGAACCTCCGATGGCCATAGTATATCAGTTTCCTTCAAAGCTTCAACGCGAGCAGTGGGCAATTGATAAAAAACTAGTTGCAGAAGGAAAGCTTGATAAGCTATCTCTAAATGTCGCGACATGGAATACTGATCAAAGCAAAGCCAAAGAACCAACAGCTGAGCAACCAACAGCTGAGCAACCAATCAAAATTGATCATACAAATATCGAGGGCGTGATCGATCAAATCATCACATCTGCAGTGACAGAGATGATAGCCAAAGCTTCTGTTCTTGATCTAAAGCTTGACACAATCAAACCACTAAAGGATCTTGGTTTAGTAATCGAATCAATTCGGTCTATGTTGTGCCGATCACAATCAATGGATCATCCGCTGCAGAAGAAAGCAGAGAAGATGTTTAAGTCCAAAAAAGGTTCACCTGGAATGTTAATTTTTGATTGTGATAAGGCCAGTGAAATTTAATCATGTGATCGGAGAGTGTCATTATAATTATTGATTTTAACCAAGTAATGCTGACCAATTTAGCAATGTCACTTGGTTCTGGAAATAACCATTTAATTGACCAAAACAACGTTCGAACAAATGCTCTGAAACAAATAATGAGCATAGTGTCAAAATTCAAAAGACAGTATGGCAAGGATGTTGTAATTGCGCTCGACAATCGTCAATATTGGCGCAAAGAATATTTCCCACCATATAAAGCACATCGCAAATCTCAACGAGATAGTTCCGGGTTAGACTGGACTGCAATCTTCAAGTTTCTTGATATGATCAAGAGTGAGCTTGCAGAGAATTTTCCATACAAATGCATTGATGTCGATCAAGCAGAAGCGGACGATGTAATCGCCACGCTATGCTTCCGTGCACCTGAACAACCAATCATCATTGTGTCAGGCGACAAAGACTTTATGCAGCTGCACACCAAGCTGATAAAGCAATATGACCCAATTCGCAACAAGTTCATCAAGACAGATGATGTGGAACTGTATCTGTATGAGCATATTTTGTCTGGCGATCGTGGTGATGGGATTCCAAACATCCTTTCACCTGACAATTGTTTCCTAACCAAAACACGCCAGAAGAAAATGACTGCTAAGCTTAAGCAACAAATTCTGCAGACACATTTGTCTGGTCCAATTACACCAATCATCCCTAAAGGATTTGAGGCAAACTACAACCGCAATAACAAGCTGATTAATATGCGTTTGATCCCAACAAAGATTGCTGACGCAATCTGGTTGGCATACAATGCATATCCAGCGACCCCACGAGCAAAGATCAAACCTTATTTGATGCAACATCGAATCAAAGAACTGATCGCAACAATCAACGATTTTTAAGGAAGACGTAATTATGGCTAAAAAACTTTCAATTGCACAAGTAATTGCACAAGCAAACTCAGCAGCAAAGCACGAAAGAGTCGCGGCCCTTCGGGCGAATGATTCAGGTGCTCTTCGCAACGTTTTAGCGTATGCTTTAGATCCTAGAGTAGTGTGGCTTCTACCAGAAGGGGAACCTCCATATAAACCTGCAGGATCAATTGACACAGAAGGCGTATTCTATGCAGAACAGCGCCGCCTGTATCTGTTCGTACAAGGTGGTAACAGTTCGCTGAAACCAGCAAAGCGTGAGCTACTGTACGTTCAATTGTTGGAAGCAATCCATCCGGATGATGCAAAACTAGTTGTTTCAATGAAGGAAGGAAAGTTCAACACACTATACAAGAACATCACTCGTAAACTGATCGAAGAAGCATTCCCAGGACTAGTTCCTGTCGAAGCACGTAAACCAGACAAAGCAGCATAAAAGGAACAACAAGGTAACTAAAATGGGCAAGTCACGCAACCGCAAGTGGTATGACAAGTTTGACTCTGATAACGATGTCAACGACTATCGTTCATCAAAAAGCAAGAAAACTGATCGCCGCGAAGCTCGAAAAATTCGACAAGCAGTGAAGCATACATACATTGAGCAGCGCCCATATTACGATGATGAGAGAGATGATCATTCTTGATGCCAACATATAGATTTAGAGAGATTGCAACTGGGAAGGAATTTGATAAGTTCCTTTCATTTGCAGAGCGAGATGTTTATCTCGAACAAAACCAGGGAATTATAGAACAGGCTATCGGTACTCCGATAGCGCTGGTTGACTCTGTTCGCATTGGTGTAACCAAAGCGGATAGCAGTTTTCGTGATCTTGTTAAGCATATTAAAAAGAAGCATAGGGGCAGCACAATAAAGGATCACTAAACCACTGCTCCTTTAAAAAAAGGACCCATCATGGCATCAAAGGCAAAGCAGCAAAAAAAGTTGGACAGAGTACAAGCTGAACAACAGAAAAATAATCTGGTGCTTAAATCAATACAGCCTCTGACAGAAAATCAACATCGAGCATTTCGTTCCTTTTCGCAAGACAAACATCTATTTCAATACGGGTGTGCAGGAACAGGTAAGACATTTTTGGCGTTGTATTTTGCACTATCAAAAACTGGACCAAACAGCACATATAAACACGTCTATATCGTTCGCTCAGATGTCGCGACAAGAAAACAAGGGTACCTTCCTGGTAAATTAAAAGAGAAAAACGAAGTTCACGAACTACCATATTATTCGTCGTGCAGTAAACTTTACGGAAGAGGTGATGCCTATGACATCCTTAAAAGCAAAAATATTGTTTCATTTCTATCAACATCACCTGTTTTAAACATCGATTTGGGTAAATGTATATGGTGATCCTCATAATTGCTCAATTGTGGTCCTTTCTACAAAGAACGGCCTGCAGGTCGCCCCGCAAGCCGTGTTGGTAG